ATCTAATACATCTTTCATTTTCCTTTCACTATTTTAATTATTAATACTACCTTTGGTATTGCATAAGACCGTTAAGGTCACATAGTAGTTTTGTCCCGCCCGGCTTGTGAAAGTAGGACGGGATTTTATTTCACTTTTAATATTCCATTATCACTATAGACTTGTCCATCATAAACTTGAGCAGCAGATGTTGGCCAAGCCGTACAAGACAAAATCCCTACAGTGCCGGTATCGTTTCTACTACTTCCGATACCAACCTCCATAATTTTATCATTATAATTAATTCGGAGAAGATTAGGATAAAGGTTGATGAAACCATTATCCTTAAAAAGTTCTATCTTGCTGCCTGATAAGCGTAACGTGGAATTCGTATAACCACCAGCAGCTTCACCTTTGATGTTTATTGTAGCCCATGTTCTTCCCGATTCTGTCAAATATGATAATGATATCACTTCTACATCATCCGCATCAAACATGCTTATTGTGCCTGTATCTGGATCAAGCAAGATACGTTTACCATCAATAGCAGTCTCAATCAATCCTCTGAAATATCCTTCATCAGCTTCAACTCGCCCCTTGAATTTATATTTCTGCGTTTCCGGATCAAGCTCAAAAACTACCTCATTATTAACCAGGGCAAAAATACCGCTACGTTCAACCCCGTCTATAGTGATACACTTATCTCCCTGGACTATGCCGGTCAAAATCGGTTCCTCGGCTGTCCCGGTATTCTTTCCCGTAAACAGCTTCGGAGATATCATATACTCGCTACCGATCTGTACCTTGTTCGTGTCCCAGCCTACAAGCCAATCTGGTACATTTGACATAACTTTAGAGATCGAGCCACTGGTCACTAAGACATTAGTCGGGATCACTTTATACACGTTAACCAAAATACTATCATATTCAAACGACCTATCAAGTGAGATATCTACAGAAGCGGTTGGCACTTCTGGAACATTCCAAGAAATAACCTCAGAGCCATTTTTCAGATAAGTAACAATCCAATTGTCTTCAGAATATTCCTTTTTGGTGTTTCCGGATATACGGTAAAGTTTAGCGGTAAGAGTATTACCTCCAACCGGATTAGAATGAATATCACACGGAATATTTTGAACTTGAATTCCATTCATATAGAACTCTATCGCGAACATTACCGCATCCTGACCTGCAGCACCATCAAAACCCCGGAAGCGGCTCCATGTATAATCAGTGGGATTACTGCTCTCTGTAGCGGTATCTTTATTAACTGCAATGCCAATATATTTAGTCGAATCAGTCGGAATCTGATACATATCCGCTCCGTCCGCGTTATCGGAGTAGGCAATCCATGTGTAAGTGGTTTTACCGTCTTCCCCTGCCGGACCGGGAACACCATCCGTTCCGTCTTCACCTCGAAAACGGCTCCAAGTATAATCAGAAGCCGCATTACTCTCTGTTGCGGTTTCCTTATTTACTGCAAGACCGATGAAAGTCTTGCCGGTTGGATCATTACTTATCCCGGCTCCGTTCACATCATCAGCGTACTTTATCCAGGTATAATAAACCTTTCCATCTTTACCGGGAGTTCCGGGAACACCTTGCGGGCCTGTATTTCCAGTGTTACCTTTTATCTTAATTGGATTTCCCCAGCTACCAGTAGACGCACTTGCAGCAACCTTCTGAGACATCCATACGACTACACTCGTCGCATTAGTGTGCCATCCGTCCGACGTACCATTTCCCGTAGGCACTGCCGGTTGAGATTCACTGTCGTGATAGGTTATATAGACCGATAGGCCATCACTACCGGCAGCACCATTTGTTCCGTCATTGCCATCCGCCACCATCAAAGTCCAGGCAGTGCCGTTATATATGTATACCCGTCCATTATCAGTGTCTCGGTATACCCAGTTCTTTACCGGGTTGATCGGAGGCGTAGATAGATCACCTTTCCAAACTATATCCAGTCCGTCAGCACCGTCCTTGCCATTAGCTCCATCCACACCGTCAATAGTCATTTGATACCATGTGCCATCCTGATAGACATAGCTCTTGCCATCAGTCGTATTCTTATATGCCCAACCATTCTGAGGATCAGAAGGATGAGCAACATAGCTACCCTTCCATACTATTGACGTGCCATCCTTACCATTAATACCATCGGCACCATTGGTACCATCACCCCCCTTTTCACCAGTATCTCCTTTATCTCCCTTATCGCCCTTTTCACCTTTAAGATTCTCTTTGACTTCATCATCAAGATCCTCCCATTTGATAACGACATTCTTAAAAGAGGTGATGAATTGATTCTTGCTGGCATCCCATGCCCATGAGATAGCACCACCGGCAAGAGAGCCAGACTTATCAGCATTAAACTTGGCAGAGCCGTCACCAAACTCGGCACTTCCGTCAGGATGTATACAATAGACTGTATGTCCGCTGGTATCGGTTCCTTTTATCATGCCGTTTTCGCAATAGAATCCCCGAACACCATCTCCACCGGGAATATCACCACCAAGACGGGTTTTAACCTTACCGGTCCAGTCCTTACTATCAATGTCGAACATAATATCAATCGCGGGCTGTCCACTTTCGTCAGCATGAATATAGATAGCAGACTGCCTGTTTTTATTCACTGAGTTGCCGAACTGCACGACATCATTTCCAACCTCCGGAGGATTGATCACAATTCCTTCAGCATCTTTATCAAACTCCGATACCGGCACATGGACCACATCGTCCACAACAGAAGATATCTCTACATGATAGAATGTTTGTTTAGTACCTGTATAGGTCTGACACCGCATGAAGTCATGAGCGACAAAGCTCATGGTCTCATCCTCCAACGTGATGAGATACTCTGTACCATCCTCAGATAGCGTGACAGTAGCTATCTTACCACACGCCTGAGAAATGCCTAAAGAACCAATGATCGCACGCATCTTGGACACAAGCATTTCAAATACGATAAACTGTTCACGTACCCGGATTGAATCGATCTCAAGCATCCATTTGCCCTTCACGTACTCCCATATCTTCCAACCGTGCCCAGCAAATCCGGACATGAAGTCTTCCACCACCTCCGCAACCCATTCTCCGGCCGCATTCATCACCTGCCTACCCGTCTTCTTGGCCGAAGCAAGCATACCTACAATCTTAGCTGTACTTAATATTGCCATTTCTATCTGTATTTAAAATATACTACTAACCATTCCTTTGTCGGACACTGCACAAATGTACATCAGCATTGCCATTATTAAAAGGACATAAAAAAAGAGCTTGGCGACAACATAAGTTGCCACTAAGCTCTTGGTTGATACAAAGATAGGAAATAATAAAATAACGCACAACTATGAGATACTAATTATCTATCAGATAAATAAATGCTGGCATATAGAACCTTTTGGAATAGCTTTTTGCGTTCTATCAGGACTCTGTGGATAAGCTTAGGAAAATATTCAACCGATTAACCCTGATAATGGAAGGAGAAGCCGCTGTTCGTTTTGCTGACGCGGAAGTCTTTAGTATATTAGTTGAAGCAAAGGTATACGGAAATTACACTCCTGAGAAATTAGGGTCTTTGGTTCTCGTTGACAGGGATGGTGACGGAATGTTGACAGTTGAAGAATTGGCGGATATATCGTCATTGAGTAACCGACCGGACGTAAACTCGTCCGTTCTTGCTGGAAACACAACGATTGAAACCTTTGACGAATTCCGCTATTTCACAAAGATGACATTCTTGGGAGGAGGTATGTTTCAAAACTGTATCTCTCTCAAGTCTATTACGCTACCTAATAGCATAAAGGAAACAAGATCAGATGCTTTTTCCTACACAGTGATAAAAAAACTGGTTATTCCGGAAGGTTGCACAGATGTAGCAAGGCAACTTATAGCATACGATACAGTACTGGAGCTTGTTGATTTACCATCAACACTGGTCACTTTGGGGACCGGAATAAATAGGCAAGGCAGTCTTCAGTTCAGACTAATATGCCGAGCTACAACACCTCCAACATTTGACGGCGCTTGGTGGGATAACAGCAATAAAGGAAAGCCTACCGCTATCTATGTACCTGATGAGAGTGTGGACACTTATAAGACGGCCTCCGGATGGAGCAAGAGCGCCGGTTTGATTCACCCTCTATCTGAATACGTAGAATTATAAACTTCTTCCGGAGCACTATGAAAAGATAGATGCTCCGAAAGATATTTAGAAGTCATATTCGTAAATTCGATCTGCGTATGTACTCCAGTTAGTAGCAGCCTTATAAGCCGCACCACTTCCACGCGGGACATATATTTTGCAAGGATTATTTGTAAATACATCCGTATCGAGTTGAGGTGGTGTTGTGGCCTTTATATAAAAAGACTCCATTAAAGTGCAGTCTCTGAATGTAGACCATCCTATTCTTTGCATACCCCGACCTACTGTAATAGTTTTGAGTGATGTGCAGCCTCTAAATGCCTGCTGATTATATTGATTATAGAGCAATGTACAACTATCCGGTATTTCTGATATTTCTTCAAGAGATACGCAGTTAGTAAATGCGCTGCCATTTATCACCTCTAATACGTCATTCAGTACCACTTTCTTTAACTTCGGATTATCCTTATACGCATTGGACGGTATAATAGTAACCCATGCTCCTATATCAACTAATTCGAGATGCTCACAAGCACTGAACGGTACTGAATTACTATTTCCCGGATTCCTGCCGCAATAGACTTCTCGCACTTTGGGAGTATATGTATTACCTGAATAATAAGAACCACCGATTGTAAGCTGTCTGAAATCCACAATTTCAATATCAGCCGATGCCCTGCTAAAATTGGGTAATCGAGAAATCTGTGCTTCATCAGGAGATATATAGCCATCTTTATCTACATCCCAAAACAAAAGCGCAAATTCTCTAAATGCCGGGTCCGCCAAGTATATCACAGGCTCACCATCCATTACAAGAGTTAACCTGTCAAACGTTTTCCTTAATGCATCCACAGAGTCCTGATAGTACTTTGAGTGTACTGTAATCTTACCATCCAACACCGGAATTGGCTCCTCTCCGGCAAGCCCTTCAGCAGACAATCCTTCATAGCTTCCGTCTGCCAAATTTGCAAGCATATCAAGTGCATCAGCAGTGTAATACTCCTCTTCGAAACCGACTGCACGAATGTGCTTCAGCACATGGTTAGTGCCTTGTGATTGCTGCGCCTCAATAATAGCAGACAGCAGTTCCATCGGCTTCAGAAGCGGGCAATTCTCTACCAGGAAGTCCGTCACCTTCTCCTTGCAATAGTCCATCAATACGCCTTCGCTCTTCAGCAATGGATAATTCTGCAAGGTGATGTACTGGTTAAATTCGCTGTATTCAATGGTTTCCAATCCACCGCCCTTCGGCAATACAATCTGCGTCAGGGAGGTACCACCGGCATATATTTCCTTCAAATGTGTACAGGAAAGCAGGCTGAGCGTACCTGTCAATGTCGAAATACGGGACAGGATAAGTCGTTGAAGGCTCACACAGTTGGAAAGCGTCAATGCCGTAATAGAGATGACAATAGGCTCAGTAGCGTGCCCCAGACGGATATCACGAAGCATCCTACCTTGTATAATCATGGAACCGGTCACATTCTTATCATGCCAGTCGCCAATATCCTGCAAGTACGAGGCTCCCTGGATCGTATTCTGCTGATCACCGGAGCCGGACAACTCGATCAACATCCGGCAAACCTCACCGGCCTTGGTACGAGTGCCGCGAATGATACTTGTACCATTCGCGATGGCAGGGTACAAATCCATTGCCGGTGTCAATTCATATTGAATTGTATTGCCCGCAGCGCGTACCGTGATATTGTCGGTACCGTCAGCGGAGAATAATCCGAACGAATACTTACTCATCATGTACAGGATGCGCTTGGTTATCCATCGCTGTTCGGCAGTATAGTGGTCGCCCAATGACTGCGTAATAGGGTCAGTATCATTGGTATATTGGTCTTTGTCGTATGCCAACTTTGATTCCTCATACGTAAACTTGGCATCAGCATTATAAAGACTCTGCGGGAAATATTCCTGAGCCTGCGCAAAATAATATTTCTGAAAATACGCATACAGTTTATCAAAATCGGTACCCGATTTCACCCCGGAAAGCTCTTCCATCGCCGCCATCATCTTACGCATACCCGCCCAAACCTCATCCGGGAAAGCAAGGTCAAGAAGATTCCAGAAATTGGATGTCTCACCGTTCCAGACCGAACCGCCATTGTCATAGGCATCATGGAACTCTACATAGTAGCCTTTCTTCGCCTGTCCCTGGTTGTCTGTGTCAAAGATGGTATCAAGGTCATCATACCGCCATTTCCATTTGCTTCCGGCATTGCCGAAGCAATACGGGTAGGTATTCTTTGCCCGGTTATCCGTACCGGCATGGAATTCAACCCAGTTCCGGTGCAGGATAGCGTCATCAATATCCCAATATTGCGGAGCTTCAGCGCGGAACTTCTGGATGCGGGCATTGATGAACAGTTCATTCAACTGGTCGGAAGTGAACGGACTCAGGTCATCAGCCAGGTACGCACTGAGCTGCGTCTTCAGATTGATGGTGCCATCTCCGATATCGGAGGCTATGAACCGTCCTTCAGACGCCTCGTAATAGTAGACATTATACAAGTTAGCGTCACCAGTCTTCGCTATCCAGAATTCATAAGGTTCATTACGATAGGTCGCTACCTGTGCATTCAGCTCTGCCAATGTGCCGTTAAAAGGCTTCAGCCGGTTACTGCACTGATAGGCGATATTGTATGCCGGAATCCACTTACTGATATTGGCCAACTCACCGGCACCATAATCCCATGAATTGGCACCATTATACTGGAATGCCTCTTCTTCCTCATTATATTGCATCCGGCTACTCCAGGGAACACGGAAAAGGGTACACAACGGAGCATTGTCTGAACCCTCGATAGAAAGCAAGCCGGGAAACAAGTCAGAGTCATGACCGAAGGTATTCTTATCCCCCTTATCCGGTCCCATCGTGTACAGCCCCCTGAAAGTATAGACTTCCTTGCCCTCGTCATTGATGCTTTTCTCGAACGCCACGAACGGAAGCTGATACACCGCTACACGGGCGTTGGCGTACTTTTCAGTCTGCATCGCCTCATTGAGATATCCCATAGCCCGATATAGGTCATCCACGGAGTTGACAGAACCGACCTTGTGCGAGTGCATGGATGAAGCGAAGTTCTTCTTGGCCGTGATCTTCGTAGCCTTCGCCAATGCCGGAACCATCGACCAACCGCCCGTGCTCGTGGAGCCGTCGGCTGCCGTGACGATAGACAGCTTCTTGTCCAGCGTGTACCGGCCGTTCCAACGCCAATAACGCATGGAAGAAGTACCCTGTCCTTTGGCCTCGACATTCGATATGGAGACATTCCATTCAGGATGGTCAGAGAAAAAGACCTCTAAAACGCCCTTCATCTTGTTAGGGTTGAACAGTGATGGAAATGTATTGTCGAACACCATTACGTTAAACTGGTCCTTCACATTCTCGAAATCAATCTCGGAACCGTTGGCATCCATCACGTCATTATCCTCCTGAATACGGGTTTTCTCCGTATTGTCCACCTGCCAATTGATATAATTACGGAGTACGGCTTCAGAAGTCAATGCGGAATCGTAGACACGAATCCCATAGATATCAACATCCGCATAGTCGGAGCCGATAACGATATCACTGTTCTGGGCGAAGTAGTCATTGTTCTTGTAGGTGAATTCACGGTTCTTCACACCATTCACATAGATGATACAAAGATTGAAATCCGGATTGCCATACGCATCAGGCATGATAACCAGTGTCAGCCGCAGGCGCTTGCCTTCAAAAAGGTTGATACTCTGGTTATCGGTAGTCTTCAGCGCATTCGTGTACATAATGACATTATCCGGAAATACACGCAGACCCACGAAAGAATCACCATCGGAAGACATACGGATAACAGGATGGTTAAAGTCCGTCACATTATCCGTCTTATAGTCTATCTCTACCGTCTTGCCTGCACGGGCTGACTCTTTGGCAAACACCTTATACCCGATATCAACCCTCGCTGATGCCATCACCCGGAGAACATTATTCATGTCCGCGTCAGACGTCCAGCCGTCATTTCCCCAGTTCATTCCCTGCCAAGTCGCCGGGATAGCTTCTCCGGTCATTTCATTCACCACGGACTGATAATTGCTCTGATTATTAGACCGGGTACGAGGATTCATATAGAAGACTGCTCCGGCAACAGAAGAAAAGCCCAATGAATTGTTGACAGGAATAGTCATGGGAGACGTCAGTTCCGTACCTCCATCCGTCACGCTCACAGCGATATCAAAGTCAGCATTATCAATCGTCTCTATTTCCAATGGCAGGGAAAACGTATGCTTCGCAGAAGTAGATATGCGGTCATCAAGAGACGAATAAACATGCGATCCGTCCTTCTTAACGGTAAACTGAGCCGAAGTAATGGCATTACTCCCGTCATACATCGCGTAATCAAACAAAGCATTCTCTGACCAGTTCGTTGCTTTCTCCAGCACATTATTAATAGCGATCAACTTAACAGCATCTCCGGTAACAGCACAAATGATATTATAAGAGATGGTGCGTGTCCGGATACTCCCGTCACTATTGGCCACATACATGGATACATTAAATATACCTGACTTGTCCGGATGCGCAAGCTGATAGTTATAGGCTGTCTCGGTATATACAGCCGTACCCAGCGCAACATCATAGCTCTTGTTATAGCCCGGCCCTGCGATGGTAACGTATAGCGTCTTAGATATATTGCCGCCAATATTTAACGGGATTGTGATGTTCTCCCCTGTAAATGCCGTCCACCAGCGGAAGTTATCGGCAGCGATGGAGAGCGAAGTCAACTGGACGGTATAGACAAAAGCGGAGGTGGTCATTTCCGTAATTTCGCCGGTTACTTTTATCATGATCTGATTGGAACCGGATGACAGGAACTCTGCCACATCCACTGTATTACTGTAGCCGGATTGGATATACATCTGTTTGACAACGGTAAACTCGGCATTGACGGTGTTCTTGATGGAAATCTGGCACAAGCCACGTTCACCGGTATTCTCGTAGTCTCCGCCTATACCGTAACGTTCCTGGCTGACAAAGGTGAACTTCAGATAACAAGGCTCCCCCTTACTGGCTGATATATTACGGCTGTCAAGGTCGTTTTGAATGAGTACATTTCGCTGTACGCCTGATCCACCGCCACCGATGCTGCTTGCAGGTAACAGCGTCCATTCGGATTCACCTTTGAGTTTTACGATAACATAATCCTCTTTGTCATCCACTTCATCAGCGGCAGGCGCAACATTCATCAACCCTCCAAGGGTCATATCACCCGATGCTTCCGCCGGAGCAACTTCTACGATGGCGTCTTCATCCTCTTCGATAAGCGTGTCGATATCCTCTTCAAGCAAACAGCTCATCAGTGCGGCCGGGGTATTTTGTTTTGGAAGGCGCACGATCAAACCATTTTCCACTGTACTTCCATTGGACAGGGTGATGTGACCGGAGGCGGTGTCTTTTTCTACCTTAGATAAAAAAATATTCTTTAAAGCCTCGTTATTTGCCGTTATTTCAGCCAACACTCGAAGTGCGGACATTACGTCCGTATCAGATAATTCCTCTACTTCTGTTTTTTTCAGAAGTAGGCGATCTATTAAATCTCCACCAATTTTTATCCCCTTCAGGTAATTAACTATAGCCGTTACTTCGCTGTCATCTTTCTTACTGATAAACTCAGCCAGAACACGAAGCGAAGACATCACATTCTTATCCGTCAGCGATTTGATATCATCCTTTTTCACGATATCGACACCTTCACCGCCACTCTGAATAACAGTGGAGCCGCCACTTGTACGCGTCACGGAAGCCCCAACCGGATATTTCTCCGATCTGGGCTTTGCCGGTGCGGTGGATGATATTATAGCTACTTTCCTCATACTTCAATCATAATGCATTCAAACCGGTTCATCTTATAATCTATGGAGCCACCGGCGTTAATGAATTTCTTACCAACCAAAAAAGTGTCGGACAATCTTGTTATCGGAGATAAATCCGCACGCTCTTTTATTTCCTGAGTAAGTTTAATACGGGTGGCACTATAATGATTAATGCAGCGGGTAATCATCATTTCCTCGGGACGAATGGTGTCGTCAAGAATGCAGTTGTAGAGGTTATCTTGCAGATAATCATCACCTAACATAACTTTGCTGTAGCAGACACCATCATTGTTATAAGAGGATATTTTGAATTCTATTTCATCGAGTTCATTGATGTAGTTTTCGTTCAAAACGTTTTCATAAGTACGATCTGAGTTATCCGATAAGTCGTCCAGATCATTTCTCCGTTTATATTCCATCTTTAAATCTTTGATATAATATCCTACTCCTGCGAAAAACTGTGTATAATTTCCCGGTTGTGGTTGCAATGGATACATGCAGAACTTGACCTCACCAGTTAAAGGCTTTCCCTTAGGCAGTTCAATTATATAACCTGTTAAATCGTCATAGGGCTGAGATAGCTTTTTTGTATTCTCAATAACTCCAAAGCCGCCACCTGTTATGTCGGTTAATGGGAATTTTATTTCAAAACGTTCTATTGTCGAGTTATTTACAAACTCACTTCCATTGTAGTAATAATCACCTATTGAAAATTCACACAATGCACGTACATAACCATTTCTTTTTTTATCATCAGTCGATAAATCATCATTCTCCGTAACTTGTACAGAACAGCTAATCGCTACAGCACCATCTAAATAAGCAGCTACAGGTAATTGACTTTCAAATGTTAATATAGGGACACGCGAAAGCCAAGTATAATTACTTCCTGTTTTTTGGGTTCCTCTACGAACTTGTATCAAATTCTCCCAATTATAATTAGAAATATCGGGTTCTCCGTTTACTATTTTATATTCACACCGCTTTATTATTATACTCCCCATTAAAGAATCTGGGTTATTTTTATATGCCTCAAACTGTTCATCAGACAAAGCGGTTCCTTGTGGTGAGTAATGAAACAAACGGTACACATTTGGATAATAAAAACGTTTAGCAGTTACTTTATCACCCGATTGTTTATCCTGTGAAGCATATAGTTTGAGTCCATCTAAATCTTCATCTGGGAATATTTGTCCTACTGGATAATTGCTACATTTCACAGTCGCTTTATTATATCCAGGAAGAATGTCCAGGGAATGGCCCGCCCCGGCAAAGCCAATATCTTGTACAAGCAACTCTGTTGCTTGGGTTTCGACATTGTCTTTTAATTGGGTATCGTATTTATAATAAATGCCTGAATGGTCCACATCAACAAAATAAAGTTCTCCTTTCCAGTCTGTACATGTCCAGTTCAGGAACTTGCAGACTTCTTCCAGTACCTCCTTTAGTTTCATCGGTTTGTCATCCTCATCAAAGAAATCCTGTTCACTTAGCGTCATATTGACAAGTACATTTTCACCGGTAGAGTAAGCTGCTTTGCTGGAAGCATACACATGAGGGATAAAGACTGAATCATATTGTCCGTCAGCGGTAGATATGCAGCGTTGCAATAAATTCCACAGTGAAACGAATTTTTTACTTTCTCCCTCTATGGAGTAGTCGATAAATTCCAATACAGACATAGCCGAGATACACTCTATTTCAAGTGTGAAAGTTTTCGCTGTATAGTCCTGAGTATACAATTCAGGTTTAATAAAACCGCACCAGGTTATCACACCGTTTTTCTTTAGCGTCACCCGGAATTCCTTGTAAGCAGTCGAGAAGAGAGATTGAAGATAATCGCTACCCACAACCTGTAACTTTGCCGTAGAAAAACGGGTAGGTGTGTAAAGAAACTCCTCGCTGTCTATGTCTATGGTGAAAGGAGTGGCACCGGCGGTTAGCTCCGTCGATACGCCTGCATAATCTTCTTTTTCAATCTCTACCACGCATGGAATATTATCCAGCGTAGCGAATGGTACTGTATAGATTAGTCCGTAACTCATGATATTGGCTTTTTTCCTTGTGATTTCAATTCATTGTTGATAGTAAGAATAAGGTCTTTTGATCGTACTTTAGTCGTTACTGTGGATGATAACGTCTTACCCCCGCCCAATTGACCGGAATTAATCGCCTCAAATAAACGGGATTGCTGTCCGCTATTGAGGATCATTTCCCCGGCATTCACCCGAGCTAGAATCTTGTCACCTGAAGATGGACCTCCAGCTATAATACCACCACCGGCAAACTTAGGAATAACTGCAAAAGCTGCAATAGCCGCCGCGATGGCACCACCAATGGCAACTATATTCCAAGGGAAAGGAAGCTTTGCAGCACTTGCACCAGCTTCACTTGCCCCCTTAGCGGTATTGGCTGCAACTTCGGTAGTAGCTGCGGACTTCTCTACCTGTGTTTCGGCAATGGTTGCGGCGGCACCCTTGGCGGCATTTACAACCTTTTCGTCTGCGGTGGCCTTGTCGATTACAGCTTCAACTTCCTTTGCTTTAGCAAGTTTGTTAGTCAGTTCCGTTAACGTTTCGATGGTTTTGCAGATACTCATAATCCCATCAATGGTATTTGTCATTGCATTCCAAACGGCCATGATACGTTCCCATCCGGACGCATCGACATCATTCATGACATCACGGAGATTCTCGAATGCGCTGACCATCCGGTCAGAGCTACTTGCAATATCCTTAACTCCGGAATATAAAGACTCATTTAATTCTTTGCTGAATGATTTAATGTCCTCCCTTACTTGTGCCAATTTGAGAGCATCTTCCAATGTGGGAACATTGGCCATCCCATTAGCTATTTCGTCAGAAATTTCCTGTCCTAATTCTTTGTAACGTTCCTTTAGCTTTTCAGCGTATTCCTTAGCTTTGTCAAGATTCTCAGAAGCAATATCGGAAGAAGTTTTCTTGTAATCGAACGTTGTGTCACGAGGCTTTATTTTTATTGGAGATGAAAGTAGCTTTGCATTAAGTTTCATTACCGCAATAAATACATCTGCCTCCTTTCCGATACCTTTGATTTCTGCGGCACTTTTAGCGGCCTCAATCGAAAGGGAAATGATGCTTTCGTCTAATTTTTTTTGAGAAGCAAGACCTTTAGCTTGTTGTTGCTGAGCCTCCTGTACTTTGGTATTATACCCCTTCTGAACCTTTTCAAACTCAACAATAGCGGCATTCTTATCCTGATTAGCAATAGCTTTCTCGGCAGCTACTTTGAGATTCTTAAAGTATTCACTTTCCAAAACTTCTTTATCTCCGGTTCCTTTGGCCTGCGTAAACATTTTTATGTTAAGCTCTCCAAGGGCTTTATTGTACTCTGCCTGAGTGATCTTGCCTATCTCCAGTTCTGCATTCAACTCCTCGTACTGTTTTTTGTACGACTCTTGCTGCTTCTGAAGGACGGTTTGTTTTTCGTCATCATCAGGTGGAATTACTACAATCTCATTTTCTAGTTCAGCTACAAATTTCTGAGTAGCAGCAAGTATATTAGTAGCATCCGTTATTTTCCGTAAATTCTGCAAATACTCTTTCGTTGCATAATCTATATTGTTCTGTTTAAATATATTGTAGGATTGCCCATTAGCGTTAAGAATCTCCTTTGTTTTTCCATAATACTCCTGTCTGTCTTTATTCGATTTTTCGCTATATGGCTGTAGTTTTGCAAGCTCTCTCAATTGCTTTTCAGATATTCCTAATCCTGCTGCTAATTCCCGATTTCTTTTTTCTGTGCTCGCTATCTCATTTGCCACAACTTCGGCTTTTGCTGCTTCTTTAAGAAGTGTTATTCTTCTTGCTACTTTCTTGTTTAATTCATCCTGTGATAATTTTTCACCACTAATCATTTTCTGCAATTCAGCTTGCGCACTATTAATTTCTTCCTGTGTGCGTTTCCGGTCATTCATTATTTTGAGGAGTTGCTGCATTTTAGATATTTCTTGAGTATGACCAGCATTTTCTACCTTAATCCTATAGTCAGAAAATATATCCCGGATGCGTTTAGCCTCTTTATACATTAAAAAAAGTTTTCCTATAACCGCAGTGATGGCAGTAACAATAATCATTGGTTTAAATGCCGCCCACAATGCTTTTATTTGTAACACAAGCTTACCCACGGCAACTTTGGTTACATTACAAAATCTTCCCCAAGCCGATTGTGATTTCACTGCGGCAGCTTCTGCGGCTGCAACTTTAGCAGCTTCCGCCGCAGCAACCTCTTTAGCAGTCCTTTCCGCAAGTGTTTTCTCTGCACTGGCAAAATTCTTTTGTGCTATAGCCAGTCTTTCCCGCGCTGCAATAGCATCGTTATATGTCTGCGCTTGTAGATTGGCATTCTGAGCAGCGATAACCTCAGCTTTAGTGGCTTCTAATGTTATTTCTGCGGCTACACGTTCCCTTGTGGCTTTCAACATAGCCTTAGCCGTGGACTGCGCATCAACTATCTTCTTTGCGTCTGCTGCCTTTTGCTCTGCATAGGCAACCTGATCCGCTGCCATCTTCTCTTTTTGAAGAGCCTTTTCAAGTGCTACACGGGCGTTAGCCTCAGCCATGACAGACTGTGTTTTCGCCTGTTCCAATGCTACCTCTGCGGCAATACGCTGTTGAGTAGCCTGTACCAGCACAGCGTTACTTTTAGCGACATTCGCCTCTATCATGGATGTGGTGGAAGATATGCTTGCCCACCATTTCGCAGCATGGTTAACTATACTACCCGTTATAAGTGCCAAGGTTCCGAGAACTATATTCTCGATATTCTCAGCAGCGGATGAAATTGCACCCGTAAGCCAGTCAATCAGGGACTTGTAAGAGCTTTGCACACCGGAACTATTGACCAGTTCCGTAAAGGTATTTTTCAGTCGGTTTACAGAGGTTTCCAGGTTATCCGTATCAATGTCGGGAATCATCTCGTTAAGTGCTTCGGCAAATTCAGGAAGCACGTCCGCACTCATAAGCTTACCTTCCTTCATCAGCTTGTCAAGCCCACTTATGGAAACACCGGCAGCTTTTGCCATCGCCTGTAACGCTACAGGAAGGCGTTCACCCATCTGCAAGCGGAGTTCTTCTGAACTAATCTTACCCTTACTCATCATCTGGGAAAGCGCAAGCATGACACCGTTGCTATCGTCCGCGCTCATGCTAAAGGCCGTACATGCTCGGGAAACAGATTCAAAGACCTTGCGCTGATCCATCATCGACATACCGGAGATGGACGCGGCGGCTGTAAACTTTGCATAATTAGCCGTCAAAGCATTAATCTCCAACCCGTATTTTTTTGCCAGGTCCAATAGATACCGTTGGTTATCCGCATACCGGGCCATTCCACCCGATACGTTTTTCAAAGCAGTAGTAACCCGATTGGTTTCCCGGGCAACATCAATGAACCGGGAAACAAAATTGCTCAAGCCAATGCCACCGGCACCCAATGCAGCCGTAAATGTCAATATCTGCATCTGCAATGTCTTGAATGTGGCTTTTACCTGATTTGCCCCTCTCTTGAATTGCTCAGTTAAGAGATTGATCGCTATACTGAATGATAATTTACCTGCCATAATAGTCTGTTTTTTTAGTTTTCATAAATTCTTCAAATCGGCCAGCATCTTCTTTGATGGCACGTTCGGCTTCTTTTCTCATCTCTTCTTCTTCCCAGGGGAATATAATCAGGTCCCGGGCACCGTTTTTCATCTTCCTTGCATCAATATGAGGCAACATAGTGAAGTACGTCCACATGCGGGAACTCTCCAATTCTTCCTTACGTTTTCTCTCATAAGCTTCCAGATAAAGAGGCAGATCGCACAACTCCATTTCATTCAAAGCATAATGAGCATCCAGGCCCGCCATTATCAAAGTAGAAACTATTTTACCTATGTTTTCAAGGCTACCCTCGGAATTACCGACATCAGATGTGGTTATCTTTCTTTGAAATTGGGCCACGACTTCCATGATCTTTCCTAAATCGGAAGACATGGCACTCATGAACCGTTCATCTGCTATGACTTGCCGGAAGACTTCAAAGGTGTAATCGGGCTTGTCACAGGTTATATACATGGCATAGAACAGAGATTCCACATCTTCTTTATCCGTGTAATCTATCTGCGAAAAGGATTTTTCCCGTAGCTGTTCCCAGCGGAGGATTGCTTTTATAGTAAGACGATGGAATTTTCCCCTTAGCATCGGCTTAGGCTTAGGAGGTGCAGGTATATGGGACGGTTCCGGCCTTTTATTACCTTCTACACTCACATCACACACGGCTGCAAGAACTAAAATTAAGAGTACAACGCCTGCACAAAAGAGAAATGAATCCAAATTCATAAGCTATTCATATTAAAAAAGGCGGCCATCATTTGACCGCCCTTGCGCATTTGTTAAATTAAAGTTTTATCTACACATCGGCCCCACATCAACCTGAATGCCTCCTTACCTTTTGGAGTTATAAGTAGCTGCACCCCTGCATGTCCGTTGTGCTCATAGTCCTTCATCTCAAAATATGACGGTGTGTATTCTGAATAAGGTTTTAGCTTCTTCCTTGCATCACGGTATACAAACTTATGTTCAATCAGTAAGGATATAAAGGCATTCTGAGGAAGACCTATCTGTTTTGCTGTATCACGGACATTCGTTAACAGATTCCTTTCCACAAGATGATCAAAGTATTCCGCTTTAGGTTTCAGCATACCGTTTTCCAGTGCAAGCTGTTGACGCTTCTTCTCTTCCTCAATCCATGCCTCAGCCCGTTTAATAGGGTCGGATATCTGATATGAAGGAACGGATAGAGAGTTTAATCTCTTTTCACAGGCGATGAAATATCGTCTCGCCTCTTTCCCTTTTTCGTTTCCTTCCACCATGGACAATTCTTTCGCCATATCGATTGATAAAGCATACTCAATACGAGTCGTTCCACCAATACCATTTGAGCACTCCACAAAATTATGGAACGCCTGATAATCAGCATTTTCTATAAAACCATATTGCCTAATGCGATTCTTAATCCATGTAGAGAAATCCTGTTTACTTTCTAAGAAAGCATGTAAATCACGTGCGTTAACCGCCCTTTTACCTGTATTCTCAGTAATAGGTATAAGTGTACCGATGTTATTAAACAGACCTGATTCCATATGCACTTCAATTTTAATTATTCCTGAGGTGGAGTAACAGGCTTAACCGGTGTCAAAGCTCCCACACCTTTAAAAGACGCACTCACAGAAACAATCTGACCGTTATCTGACTTGATGGATAGGGAAGTAATAATCACTTTTCCGGTATAATTGACCTGCTTGTCGTCTTTTTCAAAAGTGCCGCCGAAGTTATCCTGATCGGATGCTTTCGCACTGCCAAAGAAGAAGTCAAGAGGATCACCCGCAATCTGTTTTTCAAGTAGAGTATCAAAGCTTAAGGCACCCTCTTTGCGGGTTAAGAGTGATTCACTGGAAATGGTGAAACTCATCTTCCCCGCCAGGGAACCGGCCCAGTTACCCATCATCTTGTTGGAGATGTCCAACTCTTCAGTACTGATATCAAGCCCTGCACTTGATCCGAACGCTACCGGGTCCTCCCCGATAAAAAGCATAAGCTCACCTCTAAAGATGTCTTTGCTTGAATCTAATTTCTTGTCTGCCATAATTTAAAAAATTAAATATTACCATTCTATTAAAAAATCCATTGTCTTGGCATATTTGGAGTCAGACCGTTCCTTAACAGTTCCGACAGCCCTGATACGCATCCATGGGTTAGTAAATTCACCTTCTAATACATCCTGGATAATACCGATGATCCTGTTGGAATTATCCATAGTGCTGCTCACCGCGCAAATATAAAAATGCATGACATTTGTAACATTCCCCATCTTACAGTCTATCGGGTCGGTCAATTCGCTATCATAATACACAGCATCGCCCGTTGTTCCCTCATCAATGTATACCGGGAATATCTTGTCATCAATCAGGGCTTTCAATTCTTCGGAATCAAGAAGGATACCGATTATTTCTTGCTCTATTTCGTAATCATGCAATTTCATACACATTTCGCTTTAACTTTTTCCACAAACTCCGCTATCCCCGTCCTGATCTCGACCATGGCCTTCTCCTTATCCAGATCATTTGTATCATTCCAAAAATAATTAGGGGTAGCCGCTCCCGTACGTCCTCCCTTCCCGCCACGCTTCCGGCTTTTATGCTTGCGCATACGCTCTACTGTTCCCAAATCGACCAGGTGCGAATGGTTTCCGCCCTTTTTCCCTTTTTTAAAACCTGCGAGCACTCCCGGTTTGTTCCTTTTAACCCGTACAGTGAATGAACGAAGCAGATTGCCGGTTTTACCTCCCGGGCCGGCACGCATCCGGTTCTTCAATCTTTCCATTCCACCTCTTTTGATAATTTCACCGCCCTTGCTTAAACCGCTCTTTATGGCGGAATCCTTGTCTATCCCGGATAAGCCTGCGGTCAAAGCGTCAAGAGCCTGCTTGTTTATAATCGTAACTTCTATCAGGTTTTCTTTCATCAGTCATTTACTTTTATACAGGTTATCAAGCAGGAATTATCATGAAATTTACGGTCTATATCCAGTATTCTATAAATCTGACCATTATAGACAATCCGAAGGTTATCCGTTATAGACTCGTCATATCTCACCCAGAAAGTAATATTCAGGTCGATAAATTCCTCCTTTGCGTTCAAGGTCACATCATTGGAGGCTTTTCGTTTACGACGCTCTGCGGGAATGTTCGTCAAGATGGGAACCGGTTCCCATTTCTTCACCCTCTGGCCGCTGTCTGACCGTACAGTTTCCGCTCTTTGAAAGGAAATCACTTCACGCGGCATCATACTTCACTACCTCCCCTGAATTTGATGAATGGAGTGATCAGGTCCTCCACAATTCCGGTATTGTAAGGACGTGCATAGGATATCTCGGAAGTGGTATCGTACAGCGTAGCCACTTTTACAATGATAGCCGTGCGCAGAGCCTCATCCAATTCCCCTTCATCGCTCAAACATCCTTCGTCAGTCAATGGTCTTTGCAACCTTTTCTCAAGATTGCTTTGGGCGGCTTTAATAAGTCTCGTCAGACGGTCATCATCCTTACCATAATCGACATAACCGGGTATTGACTTCTTTACCTCTTCAAGTGTCACGTATAATTCCATGCAGTTTCATGAAAGTGGGCGGGAATGTACCCGCCCGGTTAAACTTACGCCTTAGGCGTTTTCTTTGCAACGGCGAATGCCTCCGTGCGGACGGTCAGCATGTCGAAATCAGTATTCAGTACGAAGTAGATGAGGTTTTTCTTGGCTCCGGTATAAGGGTCTACAATCATGTGCATCTTACCGAACTGGCCAACCAATTCGTAGTTGAAGATGCCAAAGCCGAGTACGTCGTCACCGATATACTCGGTCATGAACACCGGATAGCCGTTGATCTTTCCATTCTCCAGAACCATCAAGCCACTTCCGGCATCCTTCGGAGTAGCTTCCAGTTCCGCATAAGTCGTAGCAGAACAGACATAAGCCGCAGTACCGTCAAACACTACACCGGTTTTCATTACCGCACCCTTAAGTGCTATAACATCTTTCCAGGATAACCCTGCACCGGCAGCAGTAGAAACCGCTGGAGTTGTCGCAGCCGCAACATAGCAACCGTCAGAGGCCTTGCTTGTGATCTTCGTAGTCTGGAACATCCACTTGTTTAACAGACGTTGCAGCCCCATCACCATCTGCGTACGCACAATTTCCAGCAGGGCGTTATTACTTTGGTCAATAGCACGGTTGGAAACCGGAATAGCCAGGGAAACACGCTTGGGAGAAGGCTTGATTTTTGTAATGTCAATCTTGGTGTCTGCGACCTCCGCGTTTTCGTCCTCGATAGTGGCTTCAATACCTGCAACAACGGGCAATACCCAGTCACCGACAAGACCATATTGCATTTTGCAGCCTACTTTATCCAGAATCAAACCTTTTTCCAAAGGCTGAATGATTTCACCAATAGTCAATGGGATAAGCGGTGTTACCGTAGAACTATCCTGAATAGTATCGGCACGTGTCAGAGGGACTTCGATGGTATTTCCATTCATAACACCTTCGCAACCTTCCGGCAACGAACGATTATGCACGAATGAAGCGACGGCACCGGCAAATACAGCCTCCGCCTTCATTTCCTGTTCGGGAATCTGGACACCGGCAATGGCCCTCTCCATTCTGAGTTGCAGTATTTCCTTTTCCTGGATAAGAGCGTCCTTTTCTGTGATTTCATCACTAGTAAGACCTCTTTTCTGGGTTTCCAGCATGTCGGCCATTTCACCCAGGCGAGTGTTAATCTCTGCGATTCTGGCACGAGATTTCTTGATTTCTTTCTTGTTCATCTTTTTAAATTTTAATTAGGTTTCTCAATTCTTCTACTTCTTGCTTATATTCAGAGGGTTCAAAAGAACTTTCTATGCTGCGTACATTGACAGCAGTACCCATATAGGCCGGATTTGCAACGATGCTGACTTCACGGATCACGTCTATTTTATGGACTTTCCGAAGCAAAATCCCATCCGAGCGTTTTAACCAGGTAACATTCTTCTTTTCATCAGTCCAATAACCGAACGATGAGCCAAACAGGTCGCCCCGTTTCACCATCTCAACCGCATATTCACCGTCCGGGGTGACTGGAGCAGTAAAGCTATATCCCAGACCATAACCATCGAGGCGGAGACTGAGAGAACCCTGTCCCTGTCTGCTGCGTGCAAGCAGTCTTTCCCCGTTATGCTCAATCAGGGCACGGATATCACTTGTGCGGATCAATTCTTCCGTAATTGCGCCCGGCTCGATGATTTCAATAAAACATTTCCGTAAGACGGGATCATACATGTATCTGCTTTCCTGGCCGATGGCAACAGCATACCCTTCAATCCCCCTTTCGTTTACCAGCTTCGGGGACGCATCACCGCCAAAACTTCTAATTTCCAGTTTTTCCATATCTACCTCTTTTACCCTACCGATTTATCCCCGTTCGTGGGTGGCACTTTATCGGAATTATTTTCATTTTTAACATTTCCATCCTTACGTTCCGCTCCAATGATAGGTTGAACGTTACAACTGATCATAGCAACATCACCACCGGGAACAGGCGCTTTCCCCGCTTTTGCCCGCAATTCGTTCACCGTAGACAACCCGTTCAGTATTTGTTTCTCGTAGAAAGTGGCGATGGTTTCCAAATCCGTCTGATAGAAGGACTCGATATCAAACCGGATGCGATACTTGCTTGCTACCCTGCGGGGAATGAGTTTCATAAAAAACTCATTCTCAACTTGCCTCAAAATCGGCTGTAAGGTTCCGGTCATATACTGTACCTGGCTCATCTCGCTGGCCTTGTAGTTCTGGCTTTGTCCGGCGAATGCCATATCGGGATGAACACCGTAAAAACGGCAAAGCTCAAGTACAGTAAACTTCATTATCTCCAACAATTGGATATCTGCCGGAGACATGGAAAGAGCATTGAATTTCAGTTGTCCCGGCAAATAAGTGATCGTTTCCCCGGACTGTATTTCCTGACGGAAGCGGGAAGCTGCATCCTCCAACTGGCTTTCCTGGTATTGGACATATCCCTTCGTTGTTGAATCGGAATCCCCACTAATGAAGCCTTTATAAGTGTTTCCCGGTCGAAAATTCCGCTCACTCTGATAATTAGCACTGGCAGATATGTTCATGGTACTGGCAGCGTAACGGATGGTAGATACCCCTGTATAACCTCCATCCAATGAAAGGTTACGCAAATGAATAATCTCATCGGGGTCCAATGTCTCATAGATATTGTTTACCGGATCATTCACAAGGTAAATATTCAATAGCTTGTCATAACTTACACTTCCCGGAGACAATAGTACCAAAGACTGAAGCTCTCCACCCCTCCAATCCGGATAGATATAAGCGTTGCCCTGATTGATCATCATGATTAAGGCATTCCGTATCATTTCAAAAGCCGACTGCCTGCCATTGGGACACAGTGACAACAGATAATTGACAGGATTGTCCTCGTCCACCATGAACACGCCGTTCCTTTTCCGAAGCAGCTGCAATGGAAGGGAGGCAATACTTCCGCTTAAAATAGAGACACAACGGTAAACTGTTGCCAGCTTCATCGCCATTTCCGGGCCGGTCACGGAGGGAGCAGCATCCTGAAGCATCCTTTTTGTTGCGCCCGTTTCGGCCACTGTTTCAAAATAGCTCCGTTCTTTCACCGGTTCAACAACCGATTCCGGCGTTTTCTTATTCCAAAATTTAAAAGTCATCGTTCGTAATTATTATATAAATAAAAAGTCATTACTGTTGTGATAACACCGTCTATCTTCGCATTCTGGCTTCTTTTTACAGGTTTGCGATTCTCCAATTTATCTTCGTCGATTACCGCATTCCCAAAGCAATACCAGTTTATCGGGTTGTCATTAAAGGTCACGTGCCCGGTCTTGGCGGATATCTCGAAACTCTCCACGGGACTTGTGAATGCACCGTATGTCTGACTGATGGGAGTCAGCACTTTCTTAGCTCCTGAAGCAGACATGATGTTCACAAATTCCAAGCTCTTATAAGGATCGTAACCTATGGCAAGGATACATAACTGTTCCCGGTTACGACGGTTGATATCATCCGCTATCAGGCGATAGTCTATCACATTACCCGGGAGTAGCCTCAAATGTCCAGCATCCGCCCATTTCTTGTACAGTTCCCTGTTAGGATGTTCCTTCAATGCGCCTTCCGGAAAGTAATAATCAGTATGCACGTGGAAATTTCTGACATCCGGCATGTAGACCGTATAGCTGACCGCGCTAAAGTCATCACACACCGATAGGTCTACGGCTACCATTGCATCGGGACGGCCCTTTAAAGAACACAAATTATCATCATTCCGAGCCATAGCCTCAACCTCAGAGGAAGTAAACCATACCTTACCGGTATTCTGCACAAACATGTTCAACAGCTTGGTGCGGAAAGTCATCATGTCGTCCGCGTTCAGTTGGGCTTTCCGATATTCGTTTTCGTAGTAGTCCGGTTGTACGGTGACACCAAGATGCGGCTGTACCTTTTTCCATGTACGGGGATCATCCTCCGCGTCGTCCACATCAGGCTCGAATATATGCGCGAATATGAAGTCATTGTCAATCTCTCCGCGAAGAACGGCCTTATACGATTCCAGCATGTCCACGAATGGACTTTCCAATTTATCGCTGGCCGTTGTAATGACCACGGTGAGAGGGTTTACCCTGGCTCCCATAGAGGAGGTTAGCACATTCTTGAGCGCCGCACTGTCAGCCTGCGAGTATTCGTCCAGTATGACCATAGAGGCGTTCAGTCCGTCCAACTTATCCGCATTACTGGCAAGGCACCGGGCAAACGAGGTCTTTCCCGGCATCTTATTGAACACCTGCTCACGGTTTATCTTGAAATGCCGGAATTTCGGATCAAGACATTTAAGGATTTCCTTGATTTCGCTGAAACATATCTGTGCCTGGTTGTAGTTATTGGCGGCTACATAGGATTGAGCGTTCGCATCTCCGAACAGAAGATCGTAAATAGCCAATGAAGCGACGGAAGTAGTCTTGCTATACTTACGGGGTACGAACAGGAGAGCATCACGGACCAACCTTTTCTCTTCCGTCTTATAAAATCCCAGAATATTTGCGAACTGAAACACCTGTATAGGAGTGAGCTTATACCGGGTACGCCCGTTCAACCCCGAAAATTGCAGACTCTCATAAAATACAATGAACTTCTTCACCTCGCCTATCTTGAACAAATAGGTGTCCATCAGGCGGAAGAAGCGTACAATGGAAAGAAGCTCATACAGGTTATGACCGTCCGGGTCGGCTCTTACACTTTTGATATACGTGTTCAGACGGATATCTATCCTGTCCAGATGATACTTATGCAAGTCGATCTCCTGAAGTTTTTCCTGAGTCTCTTTCTTTAGTTTCCTTAATTCATTTTTGTCCGTCATTTCTCATATCATTAATCAGTTTGGAAATAGCATCTTCCTCGGTGGAGACTCCCGCCGTGTCGAGGGTCAAATGCAGCTCACGGAGCCATTTCCGGGACTGCTCACTCAGCTTCAGCATGAGGTACATTTTCTGAACATTAGGATTATTCCCGTCCCTGTCATCGAACACCCCGGAAGCCTCATCCAATTCTCCGCCGAGCTTTCCACATTGAGCCAAAACGATAGAAGCCTGCTCTATTGCCAAATCCATAGCCTTAGAGTAAGTCTTCTGACCTTTCATCAAACTTTTTAATTTTCGCTCAATATTCTTCTGTTTCATACACACGATTTATGTACATAACCTGCGCATCAATATATTTGGGTGGCACTTGTCTTTAAAACCCTCCCCCCGGTACACCCTCCCCCTATATTTTCACCTCGTGCGTGTATCTATAGGCAGGAGTGGGTTTCAGAGGGAAGGCCCGCCCTTGAAAAAAAACTCCCCCGTGGAACAAAATTTTAACACTTTGTTCCACGGGGGAGAATAAAAGAGAAAGGTTGCCTGTTACTTCAAATACTTATCAATGAAAGACTCTGTTACTCTACGTTGGTTAGCTTTGACGGCTTCCTTTGAATGACTGAACATCCGTCTATGTATATCTGAATGGCATGCATGGCATAAGCTCATCAAATTATTATATTGGAACATCAAAGCACACATCTGGCTTTCGCTAACCACTGATTCAACTGGAATGATGTGATGCACTTCTGTAGCGGGCACAACCACACCATTGCTTTTACACTGTTCGCACAGGGGATTATTCCGCAGCTTCATCAGCCGTAACCTTTTCCATTCTTTCGAAGATATCATCTTAATATAATATGGATTCCTACTCATCATTTACAGATTTATGAGAGATTCTTCGTTTAGGTTTGTTAAACTCAACGTGTTTCTCTGCTTGGGACATCTCATCAAACATTACCTCTATATCATAAGGAACAGGCTCTGTTTGTGCATCACCGGCAGGGTCAGCAACACGAAGAAAACAATGAATCAAAGATTGGATAATCTCATATACACTGCTAAAGCCATACTTGCTTTTTATCGCATCAAGCTTTCGATAAGTTTCGGGGGTAACTCTCGAATAAACTTTCTTAGTAAGTATTTTCTTTTTCCTTGCTCTCATATTTAAGCCTCATCAATTTATCACGTTTATACTGTTCTGCATACTGCCGGGTAACCTTATTCTTGGTAACATAGATCACCGTAGTAGCGGATATCCGGACCGGATACAGATTCTTTTCCCTCTCTCGTTGTCGGGCAATGATTTCATCAAGGTTGCCCGTATTCACTGTTATATCCGGCTTACACTCTTCTGCCGGATATTTGCGTTTCTTTTCTCTATTATTATTCATTACTATCTTATTTTGAGGGTTTATTAAATCTCATTCCAATAGCGAAACATAACCATCCTATATCAATCGCAAAATCTTTCCAACCGGCTTTTATGGGATTTGCGTAAATTGTTATAAATGGCAGTAGTCGTATTGTCTTAGTTAAGATACCTGCCTTACATACAATTCTATTCATATCTATTTAGTTTTACTTTAATTCTCTATACGCTTCATTTACATATTGAGTGAATCTCCCATGAAATCCGTCTGCCAAAGATTTCTTCATAAATTCACTAATATCAGCAGACCAATAATTACTTTTAATTTCTTTGTTTAATTTAGAAAGAAGTTCTTCCATGACCTTTCTGTTATGTTTCTGTCTTTTAGATGTTCTTTCTCTAAACCAAAATAAAATCTTCTTCATATCAATTCCTGTTTTGAATTAAAGTACAAAGCATTTCACTTTGTAATACAAGTCACTATTTAGCGACCGCTTTGCATACACATCTCCGTTAGAGAACTCAATCTTATTGCTTGTACAGCTGATTATTCTATTCTCCTCAGTCTCTAATTTAAGTACATCTTCCTTTGTCATATTTCATCCTCCTCTATTTGAAGTAAAACATTAGTTTCAATCTTATCAGTGTATCCATCGTTTGGATACACTATTTCTTTCTCGACATATTCAATTCCGTGAACACGTATAAATTTATTATTCTCTTCATCCCAATTTGATGTTGTTCTATCTGTCAACATAAAGACATTGGCAGATTTAGGCATTTTTTTAAGCTTTTCTATAAGCTCTCCAACAGTTAATGTTTTCACAATTTTATTCCTTTCTTTCTTATTTTGAATTTATTTGTACCAGCGTCCACCGCAATATTTACATACGAAATAATTCCCCATACTCATCACCTGAACTTTTTCATCAACGCATATACGACACATACAAATCTTGTGGTCGCCATCGGATTGCGGCTGTTGGATTCTATCATATTCCCAAAATGAGAGTTTCCCTTTAGCAGGTATTGGTTCAGGGAATAAGACAGGATTAGCCAATACCCAATTGTATGCACCTTTATCTGCCCAAACAGATGCATAGTTCTGCACACAGTCTACAATCTCCACGCTACCGATGATGGAGCCAAAAGGAAGATCGTTGAAACCTATACGACTCATAGGTGTATTAAGCACCTTTAGTCTTTGGTTTGGCTGTAAACATCCAAATTTGGAAATATCCCCCTTTACACTTGAATGTATCAGTACACGTCCACGGAAATTTGTTTGCCAACTCCGGTTCTCAATGTCCTTGATACCGTGAACTATCAAGGATGCCCACGGTTGCTTTATTGTTATTGCTTTCATTTCTAAATTGTTAAGCGTTAATTAATTCATTGAATATCTTCAGATAGTGCTCCGACTCTGCCGCAATATCTTTTCTTCCTGACTCGTCGCAATAGTTTTCTACAAACTGACGAAACGCTTGTACGGCTTTCTTCTTGATATGCCTTTCAATCTCTTGATTAGAAAGTTCCAATAGTCTTTCCAAGTCTAAATAATCCCAGTCTTCTATGCCAGCAAGAATCTTATCGTACAGGTCGTAGTATTCTTCACTTAATCCCATATTGATTCCTTTCTTATTTTTATAATTTTGAATCATACAAATAATGATTGTTGTACACGTGATAACACTAATCTATTAGCTTCACGGAAAAAATCTTTTTTGATTTCAAATCCGTATCCTTTACGTCCCAACTGAGCAGCAGCCAATAAAGTTGAGCCACTTCCGGCACATGGATCTATAACCACATCGCCTTTGTCGGTGAAAATCTCTATCAACCTGCGAAGCAAAGGAACCGGCTTCTGTGTATTATGAACTTTTGGCGTTTCATTATCCCGTACCCAATCAAAGCAATTGAATATCATCCTCCCATCGTTGTTAAACTTTGGAAGCTTATCACGGTAAAGCAATAATCCGTATTCGCAGTTGCCTACTATCTTCATATTGGCTTTCAAGACTTGTGCGGAAAAATCTTTTCTGAATACAAGGTTAATGTAATTATTCAGCCCGTATCTTTTACCAAGTTCAATGTATCGGAACTGGTCCTCAAATTCACAAAAGATTATCATGCAAGGTGCTTTGCCTTTTTCCTTGGGTTCCTTTACAAGCATTTGTGAACAAAAGTGCATAAACTCAGCCGGGCGGAAATCCTTATCAGTGTCAAAGAACTGTTTGCCTGCCTTATCGCTTTCTCCATTCTTGTTGTCTCCATCAACGTACCATGATGGATTAGAAGCATAAGCGTTATTGCCAAGATTATACGGAACGTCGGCAATGATTAGCTGGGCTTTGGGTAATCCATAGACCTTATAATTTTGAAAGTGGTCGTTAAATAATTCTATATTCTTCATCTTTTAGTCGTTTATTAAAAATCATCTAACTTGGGCATTATTATTCCTTTCGTGTCATCCAAATCACTGCGAGGAAAATCTAATATGACACATTGATAGTTCTTCCCAAAACTCATACGCACCTCTTTCGCATTCACAGAAGCACATACATCAGAAAGATAATATGGATTTAGTACAATTTTCCTTTGATCACCCGCGATCCATTGATCTAATACCTTTTGATAGTCCGGGTATTTCAGCGCGTCACCCGAGTAGAAGTTGATCTTTATACTATAACCGTCTCTCTGCACGAGAAAGCCGTCTTCTTCAACAGATACGACATCATACTTCATCAATAGCTGAAATCCCCGGGCGTGGAGAAAATGACCGTTTAGCAGTTCTATTTCCGATTCATCAAAATTAGAAATCTCACTTACCTTAGCTTTAATAAGGATATGGCCATCACATGCAATCGCATAAGGATCATCAAAATAGATGTAATTCAATACCGGACGCAACTCATCAATCGCGCAAACCTTATGCAATTCAATGCCTTTTTTAAAATTATGTCTGACCTTTTTCATAATCACTCTACATCTTTACTTATTAAATTAATCTTTGATATACAGGCGACATCCCGTTTTGTCTTTTGCCCGCAACAGGAAGCTGGCCGCTTCATCACTATCCACGATCAGTTTAATTGCGGTCAGCCCTTCAGTTGTTGGCTTCTGGAAAAGCAAGGAACAAGGCTGATTGTAATATGTCCAGTAGAAGATAAAATCAGCTAAATAGAAGTTATCTATCTGGACGATATATTTAACAGGTGGACGCTGCATGATAATCTTTAGGCTAATTTCTCAATCTGGTACGCTTTTATGTCATTGTACCAATTGCCATTTACTTCTCTGGCTTCGATGGTGAAGCGAACTTTTACTTTGTCTCCAACTACCGGTGCATCTTCAACAGGACCATCAAAACTAACCATTGCAAAACGCATCTTAACTGGGAAGCGTTCTGAGGTTTCCAAGACAAACTCTTTTTTCTCCCAGTCCTTGCCGCTTCTTGACTGTCCGCCAATGGTTGGCAATGCCACCAATATTTTTCCTTCTACTTCGTGATACATATACTAAATTATTTAATTATTATAATTATAAATTTTCAGCCCTCTAATGTCGGTTCCCGACAACCCTGCGGGCTGTATAGGACAAGTTGCCGAAAATCGTTAAAAATGATACTTTAAAAGCGTATATTGCTTATTATCAAATAGTTATATGCTCACCATAAGGGGCTTTTTTGTTATGTGTATAATTTATTGATTATCAAGCAATTACAACTTTCTTCGAATTGGCGTAAATATCCCAACCTGGTAACTTGCTAAAAGACGGTCTTTAAATTCACGTTCCAATTCGCCCACCTCTTCCACATACTTCACGCGCTCCGTCGGCCAGCTACGGGCAAAATTGCGGATCGTTTCCCACTGTTTTTTGGTAAGCGCACCATCCAGATACATCTTCTTGTACCGTTCCTTGTAGCGCGTCACGCCTATACGCTGTATCTCACGCGCTTTTTCAAGCTGGGACATCTTTACGCCCTTTGTAGCAGATAACTCTCTTACAAAGTTTATCTCTGACCAGTCCTTGTAGAAGATACGGCCAACTTTGGACAAGAAGGAATTATCGGTTAGTTCAGTCAAAGGGACGGATTGATGCTTATACACCGTTTCTATGCGTAGGATATTGGCACCAACCCGACGACCTTTTTCACCGGCCTCGAAGGTCTTATCATAAATCTTTAGCACCTTACGGAAATACTTGCTTTTCTCCGTTGTCTTCTGTTTGGCTTCGGGGTAGTTGGCATCATTCCATAATATCCGGCCGGATGCTTCCTGAACCTGCTTGATATACTCGTCCGCCGGTAGCTTCATCTTCATGGTGATACCAATTTCGTAGTAGGTGACTACAGCATTTTCCGGCTTTACCGAAAGCCTTAACAGAAGCTCTCTGATTGTGCGGACTGCCATCGCAAAGGTCATCGGACGGCTGTTATCCAGTTTTCCGGTACGGCCTTTGCTCCACAACTTACAAATTGAACATTTACACCGCAGTTGATTCCCGCGAACCTCAATGAAGCAACCATCGAAGTTGGCGTACGCCGTTGACTTATAATAGACCTCGTCACCTTCCGTACATTGCTCCAGATAGTTCCGAAGGACAATGGTGTCAATGTCGGCAGTGTCAATTCTTGCCTTTATTGTTATCTTGTCGAACATTGCCTTTTGCTTCGTAGAACTGGCAGCGACGAAGGGCTTCGCCAACCAATTTCCGGTTTAAAACTGAGCAGGTGACTACGATGGGCATTCCGAACGGATCAGAAGACCGGCGGCAGTTGAGGCATTTTACAGCCTCACACCTCTTTACTTCCTTCTTCTTTGCCATAAGGGTACACATCTATAATAGGGGTTTCGACGACTGATCCGATACGGTATTCGGCCATCGTGCCTTTCATCCCTTCATGTAACTTGGTAGTTGCATCCTCTGTTGAGGCGCCTTGTACAAGTACATAGGTTGATGTCTTCTTTTCGGCACCGCTTTTATCATCCAGGGTAATGAAAATCAGTTTGCACTTAAACCAGCGGTCGGCGGCTTCTTCTTCGCTGGGGAACAATTCACTGAAGTTGGCACGACTAATGTCGGATACTGTAAACTCTCCGGAGATGAACGGAGTCATTTCTTCAATGATGCGTGCTTCCGCTTCCGTAAAACTGAGTGCATCTACCAAATAAGGTTCTGTCACTTTCTTATTCATTCCGTTCTCCATTACTTTCTCGTAACGGATTTTACAAATAAACCAAGTATGCATTGCCATAATCAATTATCCTTTATTACTTCCAAATCCCCTAAAAAGTAACGAACATATCCATGCGAGTTTTATACTATCACCCCATTCGATAGAACGCACCAATGTCCCATTCTCAACCAATGAAGGGAATACATGAGGGATGGTATTATCCCAAAGAAGGTAGACGCATGTTCCTGAAATACATGCCACAGCAAACAGCAGCGCAGCACCAACGATAAATCCTATAATCTTATTCATATTTCTTTCCATTTAAAATCCAAACAAAGTTGGATAATTCATTAATAATTAACTTTTGTC